TCTTCTATAGATATACATTTTGCTCCGTCCCCATATCTTAGCTAGTGTGCTAATAGGAACATACTTTGGTTGAACACTTTCCATTACTACTACTCCTTCTAATCACGTCTTATATCTAAATAATCCACGTTAACTTTTATTCCTAGTTCTCCTAACTCTTTAATTCCTTGCTCTACTTCATCCTTCGCTTTAGATACTCGTTCATATGCTTTAATAAATTTTTCGTCTTTCATTTTTTCTATATTTGCTTCAATTGCAATTACCAACATTAATATTTCCTCCTATTTCATCTTTCTTTTATAATTGCTATAATCACCTTGAAAGGAGGTGAAATTATGTCCGATATTAAAGAAATTGCTAAACAAGTGGATTCTATAAAAAGCACTATAGGTGGTTTACAGAATCAAATCCCCTTACAGTCGTCACCATTAAACTATTTTTACGCCAGTGACAAAGAGTACAAGCTCTATAAAAAGAAAGTTCAAGACTTTACCTCTACAGCTCAAAATTTACCTAATGATCATTTAGAAGAATTAATCCTTTTTATTAATAAAGGCGCACGAAGCTATATAGATTTAAAAAAACAATTTCACTACATAACTGATGCAACTTTACAACTTTATTTGCTTGATACCCCTAAATGGGAAGTTGAACCGCCTTTATATTCAAGTGATTCCCTTTACAGCCCTTTTAAATCTAAAAATTATGCTCAATGTTATTTTGAATTAGTAACTGTACCCAATAACTTTTATGCGCCTTATTACTTTACTGACTCTGATGAAATTCAATTGACTATTTTAGGTTTAAATACTTTGCAGCGCTTAGAAAAAGAAAATCATACATTACAACTTGCAGAAGAAAGCCTTCGTATTTCAAAGAAATCTGCTAAATATGGTAAATTTGCTGCATTGTTAGCTGGCATTGGTATATTGACAACAATAGTAATTGCAATATTAACCTTTATACTCTCGTAATATTTAGAAGTGTTAGTATTACTGCAATCACTAACATTCCCAAATTAACTCTTGTACAATATCTTATGTCTTGTAATTTTTCCTCTAGCGATTGGTCTTTGTTGTATTTCAAAGCATTAAAATATCTAAATATAATCCACTTTTTTTGAGCCGCATCATGTGGCTCTTTTTTTCTATCCATTTATACGTCCTTTAGTCCTCTTACAACCTTCTTAACAACACCTAAATAACGTTCAGATTTTTTCCCAACTCCAAATGCCTTTATTACAGCCATTGTTATAATGGCATTTTCTACTTCTTCCCAAAATTCTTTCGAGTACCAACAATCTTCAATTGCTACTCTGTCCATAATGTTTTTCATTTGAATAAATGTATCTGCTAAATGATTTACAGCCTCATCACTAGATAATCTATTGTCATACTCTAACGAGTTACTATTTAGTGCTAACTTCATATGTTCTTTTAGCTTAGGATTAGTAATGACTTCTACTTTATTTGTAGTTTTATTTATATGGTTTTCTTGGACTTTAAGTTCATCCACAATTGCTTCATCAATCATGTTAACTATTGTTCTATGTTTTGATTTTTCAATTGGATCATAATGTATTACTTCTTTAATAATGGTCTTAGCTTCAATCAACTTAACAACTCGCCTTTGACTAACCTCTTTTCGCATTTCATTCATTAATGCATTACCATTCTTTTCCATTTGTGTTTCCTCTTAACTATTTAGATTAAATCCTGTTGAGCAAATCATTTATTGGTTTGCTCTTCTTTCATGTAGTCATCTATCATAATGATTGAGCTGATATATGTCTTTACTGCATGTGAACGCAATTGTTCATCTACATCATCTTTATGTGGTACTGTTAATACCTCTTTTAGTCTGTTTATAATTAGTTCTTTAATTTCTTTCATTTGTTTCTCCTTCGTATCGCCTTCCCTAGTGCTATAATTACTCTGAAAGGAGGTGAATTTATGACTAAAACAATTAAAGAGTTACAAGCTTTAGAATTTGCAATCTATCAAACACTTACTATTGATAACTTCTATGAAGTCGAATTTCTTTGTAAGTTACATGGTGAATTGATTACATGTAAATCCTTGCTTTATACTGAAAATCCATACGTCCCAATCATTCCACCAGATTATAAAAATCGTTTCGAACTAACTCCTCTTGAATTAATCGAATATGATGAATTACTTAAACTATTGCCACTTCCACAAACACACAATATTCGTAATTCCTTAATCAGTTGGCTTGCCAAGGACATAACTTTTTTCTTGAACCTATTTCTACATGTTGACTTCATTACTAAGTCCGATGAAAAACAACTTTCAAAGCTTCCTAATACTCTAAATAATGTTCTTTTCTTAGGTTCTAATCACAAAGTTCCAGTTTTATTTATTGATAAAGATGAGCCTATTACTGTTCTTTCTGCAACGGTAACTTTGAAAGATAAGTAGCTTCATATTCTAATACAGTAGAAACACTAAGAAGGATTTCATTTGCCCCTGCATATGTAAGTCCTTCTTTTTGTTTTAATAAGGAAATCACTTCCATTACAATTGGATCTTTATATGACTCTTTCACTTGATATAGTTGAGCGCTGTTCATTGGTTGTCTTAAATCTTTCATTTGATTTCACCTCTTTGTTTTATTTTCATCATTTATTCATGTATAATGTTTTTGATAGGATAATGACATATGCTGAACTACTTGGTAACAAGTAGATGTAAAGGATAAAAAGCCTTTGCGATAACATCTTGGTGGTTAACCCACAATTAGAAATTCTTAAAAATACAAATAAAGCTATTTCTATGATTCAATCTTCTGCAAATACTCCATTTGCAAAAGCTTTTGACCTTAATTCTCAAACACAAGGAGCATTAGCATTAGCTCAAAATGTAGCTAATAACCCAATGCTTCAATTAGCGAAATCCTCTGGTATCGCTCAATTCCGTGATTTTGGTTTAAGAAAGGATGTTTACACGTCCCATTAGTAAGTAATTACTAATTGCAAATTGGGTGAATTCAAGGAATCTCCTGCTGCAACAGGACAACCTTGAGCCAAGACAAAGTAAATGCCTTGTATGCTTTGTAAGGTGCAACGCATAGATGGTGAGTAGCATTACCAATAATCCATCCACGAGCGCCCAATATCCTATCTATTGCCACTAACTTTTGTTAGTGGCTTTTTATTTTTCCATTTGATTTCACCTCTGCTAATTCACAACTTGTATATTATGCAAGTTATTATGTAAAAAAATATCTACTCTACTATAGCAGTCTAATCCAAGCCAATCACTAATCATTGTAGCCTCTACTACATCAAATTGTGTTTTCCCATTCATTTTGCTGTTAATGGTTGTAATAGATACTCCTAATAACTCTGCTAAATCTGCATATGTTTTCTTGTGTTCTACCAACAACCCTTTCAATTTTTCTAGTTTCATCTTTTCACCTCACTTTACTTGCACCATATGCAAGTTTCTAGTTACATGATAAGCCCATTAGAAAACCCTGTCAACCGTTCTATGCAAGATTTTATAAAAGTTTTATAATTTTTCTTGAATTTTATTCAAGTTTATTGTAATATAAGATTGTAAGGGCGATTCTTATTCGGAGGCATATTATGAGTATCGATGAAAGAAATACAATAAATAAAGAAATAGGAGAAAGAATAAAAACTATTAGAAAACAAAAAGGTATAACATTAGCTGACCTAGGAGCAAGATTAGGTATTAGTGAAAGCAATATGCAAAGATATGAATCTGGTAAAATCTCTAGTGTTTCTATTGATTTTATTAATAGATTAGCTCCTATATTAGAAGTAAAGCCAGAATGGTTAATTGGTTGGGATAAGGATGATGCTTCTCAAGGTTATTATCTCGATTCTGAAACTGCCGAATATGCTGAATATCTTCGCACTCGTCCTTCTGCACGCTTATTATTTTCCGCATCTCGTGGCATTTCCAAAGAGGACATGGAGAAAGCAGTTGAATATATTGAACTTTCAAGAATATGTCATTTGAAGATATGCGTAATGAAGTAAAGCATGAATTGCTGCATATCATTAATGATGATTTTCATATAGATCATCATGTTAATTTAATTGAACATATGGTAAGGCGGAAAGAACTTACAGATGATGTATTAGATGAAATAGATTTCTATCATCATGTTTTATAAATATACTTTTATGATTTATCACAACAGCTTTTCAACAAGGAGGTAAAAACAGTAATGCCTACTGAAACTACAAAAGTAGAAGAATTTCAATCTGGTTATTTCCAAAACATGGGAGATTTTAAATCGTTTATTCCATCCCTTATTAATAAAGAATGGGTTTGGATGAGTCCTAAAATCAATGTACTATTAGCAAGGGCAAACCAAGAATTAGGAAAATTAGAAATGTATTCTCAACGTATTCCTAATGTAGACCTTTATATTCAAATGCATATTTCAATTGAAGCTAATAAGTCTAGTAAAATCGAAGGCACAAAAACTACTATTGAAGAAGATTTTATTGATATTGAAGACCTTGTTCCAGAAAAACGTGATGATCAACAAGAAGTAAAAAATTATATTATTGCTATGAATCATGGTATTAATAGAATCATACATGATCAGTTCCCAATTTCTACTAGGCTTATAAAAGAAATACATGAAAAGTTATTATTTGGAGTGCGTGGCGAACGGAAAACACCTGGACTCTATCGAACTACCCAAAATTGGATTGGTGGTAGTAAACCCTCAGATGCTCGATTTGTTCCGCCTCCTGCAAATGAATTAAATACATTGTTAGGAGATTTAGAAAACTTTATCCACAATGAAAATATATTTGTTCCTCATTTAATCAAAATAGCTATCCTCCATTATCAATTTGAAACTATTCATCCATTTTTAGATGGAAATGGACGTGTTGGTAGATTAATAATTCCATTATATCTATTGAGTAACGAATTGCTTTCAAAACCTTGTTTTTATATTTCTAATTACCTAGAAAAAAATCGCACTCAATATTATGAGGCACTTGATAGAGTGCGGCTCTTTAATGACTTATCTGGCTGGTTAGTATTTTTCTTAGAAGCAGTTATTGAGACTGCTAAAGCTGGTCGTGAAAAATTTGAACAAGTACTTGAATTAGTAGATAAACACAATGAACAACTAACTAAATTAAGTGGTAACAAAGAAAATTTAAGAGCTCTATTTAAGGCATTTTACGCTACGCCAATCTTAACTATAACTAAAGCTTCAGAACTAATCGGTGTTTCCTATAATACTGCTCGGAATCTTATCAATACATTAGTTGATGCTGGCATATTAGATGACTTTAATCTTCCTGGAAGTAGTCATAATCACTATGTAATGTCAGAGTATATGCTAATATTTATGTAAAGTTGAGTTATCCACATAATATATTTAAAATAAACTCCTTTTTTTGAGTTATCCACCCCACTCAACTCAAAAAACTTTCTTTTTTTGAGTTATCCACAGACTTAAACGCAAAAAATCTTATATTTTTGAGTTTAATGTATTTAATTAAATACGCCTAAAAAAATAAGCCCCCACCGCAGTGAGGGCCATTAAAAACATCATACCTTAGAGGTACTCTATTTTTACTCCACCATTATTATACCATACCTCTAAGGCTTATTTCTTATACTATTTTTAGCCTAGGAGGTATTTTTAATGTGGTGTGAAACCGTAACTACCAAAGCTGGTATTACTAAATATAAATTTCAAGAACGCTATATAGATCCTTATAGCGGTAAAACAAAAAGAATATCTGTTACATTAAATA